AATATACAATATAGTACTAAGTACATATAATATATATACTACGTAGTATATATATATATATAATATATATAGGGGCACATAATGGCAAGACCAAAAAAAGATATTGGGGCGGCTTTAACATTGGTTGCTAAAGATTTACTTGAAAATAATCAAAATATCTCAGATATTGGGGTTATCATCGGTGTATTGGGAGAGGACTCCCTTAAATGGCTGGAAGGCCTCAAAAAGGAGTGTTCCACCGTGGAAGAATTTGTGGAAATGGCCAGGCAGAGAGCTGATATATCCCTTATTGCTGCTGCTGTAAAGGCGGCTATGGGTTACGACTATCAAGAATCTTATCAAAACTATCTTAGAGTACCCGCTGGCTATGATAAAGCGGGTAATCCTGTAATGCGGGAAGTGCCTGGGAATAAACAAATTAAATATAAAAAAGCATTACCTAATGAGGCATTATTGAAATTTATCCTAAAATGCCGCCTGCCTGAGTATTTCACTGATACTCAAAGGGTGGAGATTAATAAAAAATCTATAGAAATTAAAGAAATAACAGCGAAAGAGATTGAGAGTTTTGGGCGAAAGTTGCTTGAATCAATAGAAAATGAAAATCAAAGTACCAGACAATCCTAAAGATTTCTACAATATTATCCCAACTGACCCTAAGGAAAATATTGATTTTCGTATAGAAATTCATAAAATGTGCGCTACTGACGAGAAATTTCGAGCCACATTTTTGAGGATGTGTAAAGATTATATTCCCATTTTCTTTGGTACGGTGGCTTGGACATATAACCCATGGACACGATTAAATTATCCGTTTATTCTTAGACCAGCTCAATTACCAGCCGTTGAAACGCTTGATTGGTGCATTGAGCACGGACACGATGCTGGTATAAATAAAAGCCGTGAAGAAGGGGCATCGGAGATTTGTTGCAAATTATTTGCAGCGAAAACGCTGTTATATGAATATTCTAACTTTATTGTTGGTTCACGAAAGAAAGAATTAGTAGACAATTTTGGAGATTACTATACCTTATTCGCTAAGGTAGACAATGTTTTTAATTGTCTGCCATCGTGGTGGCTATCCCTTTGTGGTTATAATCCTAAAAGTAACCGCAAGGATATGTTATTAACAATACCGTCAAATAATAGCTCAATAGTAGGAGAGACTACAAATGAAAGTTTTTCTGCTGGAAGCCGAGCAACGGCATTGTTACTTGATGAGTTCGGGCGTGTGGATGCAGCAACAGCTACAGCGATAGAGGGGTCAGTCCATGATGTTGCCCCTTGTATAATTTATAGTAGCACACATTGGCTTGGTTCAGGCCACTGCTTCAATCAAGCCCTTAGCAAAGCAACCACAAGGGTTGTCGAACTCTTATGGTATGATAATCCTGTTAAAAATGCAGGGTTATACACATCGTCCGAACTTGGAAAATTTGAAATACTTGATAAAAAGTATTATCTTGATAAAGATTTAAAGTCTGCGTTGATTCTAACTGATATTTCCCAATATAATCCTGATGAAACAAGATTACAGTTTATAGCCGATGGTTGTAAGGGATTACCAAAACCATTAAGAAGCCCTTGGCACGATTATCAGGAAAAACGGCGAAGGGGTAATCGGCGAGACTTTATTAGTAATATTTGGGCTACTCCCATAGGGGCTTCTGACTCACCATTTGACCCTGTTATTCTTGAGGAAATTAAGAAAAAAGACATTCGTGAGCCTGACTATACAGGAAAGTTAGACTTTTCTCAGTACTCCAATGGTATGATAAATGTAGAAAATATACGATTTATCGGTGGTACTGGGGGTAAATATGGAAAACTAAAATGGTGGGGGAAATTACCATTTGGTAGACCAGAACAACGGCATAATTATATTATTGGTGCTGATTTGTCGTATGGTTTAGGCTCTGCTAATTCTGCCTTGGTAATATACGATAGAAATACTTGTGAGCAAGTAGGGGCTTGGGCAGACCCTTATACTAAACCAGAGCAGTTAGCTGATTTGGTTGTGGCATTAGCTTATTGGTGTGGTGGAATTAATCCAACTTATATAATTTGGGATGCAAGCGCTGGTTGTGGTTCTACGTTTACCAGTAGATTAGTATTTCATAGATACCCGCATATTTATACTCAACGGCGAGAGGACTCTAAAACTCGTAAGATTACTAAAAAGTGGGGATGGATTGGACACTCTAAAGCTAAAGATAATTTATTGGGGGAGCTTGGTGTAGCTTTGAGTGGCGGTTTGGCTGATGATTATGATAATTATAAATCAATTATAATTCACGATAGAAATTTGTTTGATGAGTTATCTGATTATATTTTTAGGGATAAAGGGACTGGGGCAGTAGCTTCAAAGAAAGCAGATTTAAGTACTGGCGCTTTGGAAAGACACGGAGATAGGGTTATAGCTGCTGGCCTATGTGTGTTAGCTTGCAAGGAACAAATAAAAGGTAATTGGGAGGAATCAGTAAATCCTCCAGTAAATTCATTTCAGCACAGGTTTAATGAATTTAATGATACATCACAAGAGGAACAAGGTACGGCAAGGGTATTTTTATTTTAAGATAAGAAAATGATTAAAAATAGTAAAAAATATCTTGAAACAAATGGCACTGGTGAAGATAGAAAATTTGAAAAGCGCTGTCAGAAACTTTGTCAAGGATGGCAAAAACGGCAGGAAACTCCTCTTAAAAAAAGACAAAAGTTATTAGCTTTATGGGCATCTGGTTTCTTTGATGACGGCTATGGTAGAACACATATGATAAACCTTCTTGATAGGGGTGTTTTTACCATAGTTCCGTATCTTGTAGAAGGAAATCCAAAGGTTTTAGTTGAAACCAAAATAGGGAATTGTAGGCCTTGGGCGTTTACTGTTCAACTTGCATTAAACTTTGTTCTTGATAAAATGAATTTTGCAGAAAATGTTTTGATTCCTGCTGCTATAAATTCCATGTTTGGTGCAGGAATTACCAGAACATTTACTGAATATGATAGAATTATAAACCTTGAAGATGAAGTTATAAAGTCTGGTGACCACGTTATACGAGTTATTGATGATGCAGATTATATAGGTGATGTGGCAGCTAAGTCCCGCTCTGATTTTATATTAGAGGGGGATATTTATAAACTTCCAACAGAATATGCTAAAGATTTATACTCTAAGTATGCTGACGATATATCTTCTGATTGTAAATTGACAAGTGAGTATCACCCCGAAAAGATTTCCAGTGGTGAATGGGACTTAAATAGGCTTTCCTTGCGGGAATACACCAGCTTTATAGATTTGTACCTCTACGATGAAGGTGTTACAATTACTATAATGCCTTATGGAAAAACAGCTAAAATATTGCACACTGTTGAGGAAGATGGGCCTGGTGGAAGCCCATATGACTTTTTAGGCTATAAGTTTTTTCCAGGGGCTACCTATCCTATTCCGCCTGCTTGGGCATGGCATGATTTAGATGTAACTATGAATATTTTAGCTAAAACAGCTAAGGAGCAGGCTGAAAGTCAAAAAGATTTGCTGTTTGTACCGCCAGGTAATTCACCATTAGGTAAGAAAATAACGAACGCTAAAAATCTTGATGTAATGGAAATGGATACTGCTGGTGACATACGGAAAGAATCTCTTGGTGGAGTGAACCCCGATAATTATAACTGGATGAACTTTGCTGAACAAGCGTTTACCAAAGCAGGAGCAAATCCAGATGTTCTTGCAGGACGTGGTGCTCAAGCACCAACGCTTGGTCAGGAACAAATGGTATTTGCTAATGCCTCTCGCATTGTGAATAATATGTACACTCGTTTTCATGGGTTTATGCGAAACATTATAAATAAATTAGCTTGGAAGATGTGGTCAAACCCAATGGAGTATATTCCTCTAATGCACCATGTGCCTGGTGTGGGGGATTTTCCTAAAGTATTTGCATCAGCAGATAGGGTTAGTGATTTTTATGATTTTATATTTAAAATAACACCATATTCTACACAGAGAACTTCACCTGAAATAGCTTATCAGAAACTTATGGGCTTTATGACTCAATGGGTATTACCGACATATCAATTTGCTGCACAGCAGGGAGCAGAGCTTGATATACCAACAGTTACGAGAATCCTTAGTGATTATCTTGGGTTTGAGAACTTTAATCAATGGTATAGAACAGCGACGCCCCATGAGCTACAAGGAATAAATTACCAAATGGAGCCATTAGGAGGACAAAGAAAAGAAAAACCTGGGAAGTCTGTATCAGGGCAAACTAACGATAGATTTGGCGCATCAGAACCAAGTAGGGCCGCTAATATGCAGCAGCAACAAACACGAACAACTGGAAGTAGTGAGGGGATGGGAGGAACAACTAAATGAAATGGTTAAAAGGAAATTTATGGTGGATGGGATTAGTGTGCGTGGTTCTTTTAGTTACTTTTTATCCACGGGAAGTAGACCCTCAATTAATATTACAACCGATATTACAACCGATAACTGATTATAACTTGGTAGAGGCACAAATTGAAGAATGTAAAAAAGAAATAATTTTGCGAGCTTTTGAGGAAGTAAAGTCTAAACCTAATCCTTGGGAAGAGGTGCAAATAGTTAAAGTAGTAGTTGAAGGAAGTGACGAAGTTAACTGGTATAATAATTGGCAGGGAACTGGAGTTTTTATTGCCGATAATTTAATTCTTACTGCGGGGCATATAGTTGGTGGTGCTAATGATATTACTATTACAACAATAGATGAAAAGGAATATAAAGCCGTAAATTGGTATTTTGAAACAGAAGCAGACTTAGGTATTATCGAAGTAAATACTACTGATGTAGAATTAATTGCCGAATTTGATAAAGCTATTGTTGGAGAGAGTGTTTGGGCTATTGGAAATCCTTTCGGTGTGTTTCCTGTTTTGACTAAAGGCATTATATCTGCTATTGATATGCCAGATGATTATTGGGGGCAAAAGGATATGATTATTACTGATTGTCCTGTTAATGGGGGAAATAGTGGATGTCCATTATTGGATGAAGATGGTAATATTCTTGGTATTTGTAGTTGGGGGTATCTTAATGCTGATGGAATGTCGTACTTTGTTCGGGCGGAGATATGCCAGCTTGTGCTGGATAAATATCATGCTATTCGAGCACTTGAAAGAGCAGATTGATGGGCAAAGGTTGTAAAAAAAGGCCATGTTTGATAAGTCGTGCTGAGGAGGACTTGAACTGGGCTTTGGCTTATGGTAAAATAACATTTAAAGAGTGGGAAAAGAAAAGAAAAAAATTGCAGCAGGAAGGAAAAATTATTAGAAAGGGAAAGTAACGTGCCATTAACGAGAAAAGGGTATAAAATAAAGAAAGCAATGGAAAAGCAATATGGGAAGGAAAAGAGCGAAGAGGTATTTTATGCTTCCGAAAATAAAGGGATAATCACTGGTACCCACTTGAAACGAAAGAAAAAGAAACACGCATGAAAATAAAGAAAAAGAATCATGTCTGAAAAATATATTCCAGAAATGACATTAAAAAATCTTCAAGATTTTGCCATTGCTAATATAGACAAGTACCGTGAGTTCATGCGTGGCCGTAAGAGACTTAAACGTAAAAAGAAACAATAATAAAAAGAAACAATGATAAAAAGATTAACTGTTCATCAATTTAATGATTTAGCGTACCCCCTACTTAAAAAATTGCTTGGAGATGAAGTAGGGCCAAAAGTTGCAGATAATGATGAAAGTGACCAAGATGATTTGACAGATTCCTGGGGATATTTTATAGACGATAGATTAATTGGAGTAATCGGATTAGGTAGTTATTTAACGAGTATTGATAAAAGATGGTTAGGTTACTTTGGTGTTTGCCCAGATTGTCAAAAACAAGGTGTGGGAAAAAAACTATTAGAACATATTGAAAAAGAATGTAAAATTCGTTATATTAAATTTTTGTTCGTTGAAACCTATGGTGGTGAGAAATTTATAAGCGCCAGAAAATTTTACGAATCAAATGGTTTCGAGTCTTGTGGTTATTTACGTAATTACTTACGTGATGGAAATAATATTGAATATTATATGAAAGAAATAGAGGATTGATATGGCAGCAGAAGCTACAGTTAGTATTATAGCGGAATTAACTGGATTGGGGCAACTGCAACAGTTAGCAGAGAAATTTAGTGTCACTACTACACCAGCAAGATGTGTTTATCATTATATGGAACAGGCAACTGCTGGTACTGCCGAAGCATTGCCTATTGGTGATGTTGGTACAGTTCATTTAATTATACTAAAGTGTATTGCCAACGATGTGGATATTGACACCAGTTATGTTACTACATTTTCTGCTGAGATAGAGTGTCAGGAAGGTGAAGTTTGTATGTTTAAACCGACTGGTACGGTTTATTTTCAAAATGATGATGCTGGTGAGAAAAGTACAATAGAGTATTTAGTGCTGGGGGCCGCTTAAAATGGGACTTAAAATGGGAACAGAGTTTATATGTAAAATGTGCTCATTCTCAGATTTTTATAATGATTTTGAGGCACCGCATGAGTGTCCTGAATGTAGTCATAGGTTTTATACTTTACGTATTTTAAAAGAGCCTTGTAAGAAAGAGCCTCGTAAGAAAGTAAAGTTTGTTAATATTGGATATAAAGATACTCCAAGATATTCTGTATCTTTAGGGGTGCCTGAAACCCAAATTGAAGAGGCAAAAAAATTGCACCCCCAAGCTGAATGGAAAAAGTTTGGTCATAGTTATAGACCACTTATAAAAAATAGAGCAGAGAAAAAGAAAATGATGAAACAGGCTCATTATGAAGAGTACGACCCAAAAGATTTTAAAGGTAAGGAAGGTTAAGAGGGGCGAATGGCCTGGGCTTAATTTATTGGAGTGGAATAGAAAAATGGCTAAACTTAAAAGAATAAAATTAGGTAAAAAAGAAATATTTACTGATTCTACACCAGAGAGAGCAAAAAATAGGGTTCATTATCCGTCTTTTTATATTTCAGATAAGAAATTACCTATTGAACCAGAAGATGTAGGTAAGATAATGTCCGCTACTATACAACTCAAAGTTACTGGTGTTAATATGCGAACAAGTGAGGACAAACAAAGGCTTAACTATGATTTTGAGGTTCGTGAAATAGTATTTGGTAATAAAGATAATATATAAAATTTTTTGGAGGCAGAGTTAGATGAGAATGTTACAAAACAATTTGTTAGTTAAAAAACTAACACACGAACAGTTAGGTAAGGTTATATTGCCTGATTCGGTTCAACCTACGTGGTTTAGAGGAAAAGTACTTGGAGTAGGAACTCAAGTTAAAGAGGACATCAAAGTAGGAGATATTATTGTATTTTTGCCTGGTCCTCCTTACCTGGGGGGTGAATATCCGATTGTTGATGATAAAGGTTCTATTGTTATACCAGAGAACTATATTTGTGCAATTGAAGATTAAGAGGCGAAAGCCGGAAAGGGGACAGAAAATGGAAATAGAAAAGTGTGCAGTTTGTGAAGCAGAATTTAGACCTGGGCATCTTGTAGAAGGTACTTGCGAAGTTTGTAAGAAATTGTGGCCTGGGGCTAAGACAAAGGAAGATAGAGAAAATGCTAAGAAACCAGAAATAGATAGCCACGAAACTCGTATTAAGGATTTAGTTACTAAACGAGTTAATGAAATGCTTGAATTACACGGTATTTTACACAGATGCTTGGATTGTGGTAATTTATTTTACAAGCGTTCTCCTGCACAAAAAAGCTGTGGGTGCAGCAAAAAGGAGGTTAAGTAATGGATAATAAAGATTTAGACTCCTATATTGAGAATGCCCCTGACCCTTCTCCTGAACTTGAGGGGGGTGTTAAAGAACAAGATGATGATAAAGAACCTGTTGTTTCTAAAAAGGAGGAAGAAATCCTTACGAGTTATGGAGAAAAAGATGAGGATGGAGCAGGTATTGTTAAGGGAATAATGAGAAAACTTGGTATTGGTAAGGATGTTGACAAAGATGATGAGGAGGAGGGTGGAGATATACCAGATGAGTTTACTGTTGCAGCATTAAAACAAGGTTGGACAGAAGAGCAGATTGTAGAATTTGCTTCTGACCTTGATGATGATGCGTTGTTACAATTAATACCAGAAATATTAGGTACGGAGGAAGGGCAGGATGCTGTAAAGCAGAAAAAATCGGAATCTGGTGTAGACCAGACTAAGCAAGACGCAGGGCGTACCAGCTCTGCTGAGGATAAAACCAAAGCCCCCGATAAAACTGCTAAAAGTGAATCCACTAATAAGGAAATAGCCGCATTAAGGAAGGAACTCGAGGAGATTAAAAAGAGTATAGGAGAAGCAGAAAAGGATAGAAATGCTCAGGAAGAAATGGCTATAGCTCGGGCGGTCAACCAAGCGTTCGATGAGGCAAGCGAGAAGTTTGAGATATTCGGAAAAACCGAAGAACTCTTAAAATATCCCGCAGGACCCCATAAGGGGGAATTTGTGCCTACATCGCCTGCTTATGTTGCTCGTAAAGAAGTGTGGGAGAAAGCATTTCCATTTATTCAAAATGGAATACCTGTCAATGATGCTATGGAGATTGCTTTGACATGGTACAAAGGAAAAAATCTGGAACAAGATGTACAACGCAATTTAGTAAAGGATTTGAAGAAACGTGAGGCCAAACTATCAGCGAAACGTTCTGGTAAGGAAACTATAAAAATGTATGAGAATGAGGAAGAACGTCAAGCTGATGTAGTGCGTGAGGCCGCAAGGAAGGCAGGAGTAAAAGGTGAATTTGGCGTGGATTAAAAGGCCAATTCGGAGAGAAGCGACAATTCGGAAAGGAATAGACTATGGCGGAAATAACGTATGACCAAAACTTAGATATTGCCTACGCTACTGTGTGGGATATACGGAGAAAGCAGCCGCCTCTCGCTACTTATGCTTATTCTAATTATCAGTTTTACAATACCTTTTTCAGAGGTAATGTTAAGACTGTAGGAAAGGCACTTGAGGGTCATGTAATCCTTGGTAGCGAAGGTAATGCTACCCATAGTGGTTTTTGGGCACAAGATAGTCTGATTAAGGATAATATTAGTCAGAGGTACCGCTTAGGTTGGGCGAAAGCCACTGGCGGTATGATGTGGAATCTGATTGAGCAGGATACCAATCAGTCTCCAGCACGTATTTATGATGTATGGAAGCAACAGTATAATTCGTGCGTTAAAGATATGGTAGAGGAAGTACTTGATGCTGTCATAAATGGTAGGACAAGTTCGACCGATACCAATAGACCTTATTCTGTATTTCAGTGGATAGGTCTTGGTACTCATACGAGTACTGGTGGATTTACTGGATATTGGGGTTGCTATAATGATGGTGGTTCAACTCCTGTCGGTGGTGGATTTGATAAAGGTGGTATTGCTGCCGACACTTATACTGATTGGGCAAATTATTATGCTGACCACGATAATAATATTGATGATAGTTTACTAACTATACTGGACACAGCTACTCGTAAGCTGAACTTCCAGCCCCCAATAATTCCTGAGAAGTTACCAGTGGATAAGTTAAACTATGCGATGTATACGAACGATACGGTTATTAAAAATCTTAACTCTTTCCTTGCAAAGAGTGATGATAATATGGGCTATCGTTCTGAATCCCATTACAATACACCATCATTTAATCATATACCAATGGTTTATACTCCCCCATTGGATACCGCTAATACGGATGTATATGGTACTAACCCGATTCTTGGATTGAATCATAACTTTATATATCCTGTTATTTTGCGGAACTGGGATTTCCGTATTACAAAGCAGAAGGCGAATCTTAGACATACAGTTATGGAACTGTACATGGACCTGGTGTATCAGATTTGGTGCAATTCCAGTCCTAAGTATGCAGG